AAAACGTATATTCTGCAGTTGGTGCAGGAAATGCTTTTGACCAAGCACATGAACGTGCCGAAGTCCAAGCATACTGAAGCCGTTTTTGTTTGGAATGGTCAGACCGAGCACATGGATGGCCTTACCAATGGCAAGCTCATTATTGTTCTTGACGATGTCGCTGCTAAGCACCCAAAGCTTTATGAGCCCGATGGCGGCGACCCGCAGATAGCGGGCGGCATTCAGATGATCAACAATGTCGCATGCCTTGCGAAGATGGCGGACTTGTCCGACAAGGGCAAGATTTTTATCACCCCGAATGTGGTAATGGCCACGTCCAACGTTCAGGGCTTAGGCCTGGCTAATACCTTCGTCTTCCCTGCGGTTATGCAGCGTAGGTTCAAGATTTTCGTCACCTGCACCCTTCGCAAGGAATTTTCTACTCCGGGGGGCACGCTGAATGAGAAGGCTGTGATTGATTGGAATACCAAGAACCCCGGGGTTGCCCCTAATGCTTGGAACTTCGTGGTTGAGGTTGTCAAGATCAGGAATGACAACGATAATGGCAAGTTCAAGATAGTCACCGAGTCCGAGCATTTGGACATTATGGACACTAGGGCCTTCATGAAGTGGCTCTCGAAGTCCTACGTTGAGCACATGGTTGGCCAGACAGCCTTTATGGCCGCAGCTAATGCCACGCACAATTGGGACTTCATTGATGAGGATGATGAGGAGGTGGGCTCGCGCCCCGCCTCCCCCCTAGATGGGGATTTGGGTGTCGGCGGGGCTAGCGACTTCGATCATGGTGACGCTCAAGTTTATAACCCTGAGGCGCCCGGTGACGAGGTGGAGGTTACTAAGCGCCCTTTCTCTAACACTTTCATGGCTGTCTTTTTCGCCTTTTGTGCTTGCTTGTCTGTGATTGCGAGCATGTGGGACAACGACGACTTTCGCGTGCGCACCCGCATCACAGGCCTTTTCTCCTGCCTTTATAGCGCATATGAGGTCACTCCCGTGGCTATGGGTCTGGTTAGGGCCTACACTGGGTTCGCTAATATTAGGGACAAGGTGAACATTTGGTTGACGGCTGCGCGGCATATCATGGGTGATGTGGCTTACTTCTTGTGCGTTTTCGGCCTTGCTTTCGGCACGCATTACGTTGTTAGCCGTACCTTTTCCAAGCCGGCGCCAGTGATCGTTATGCAAGCACCGGAGGCTAAGCGCCCCAAGGTTTCTCCGATTGAGATCCCTGAGCACTCCGCTGACCTTAGGCCCAGGTACTCTGCGCCCTTTTTGGGCTCTGGCGCTGCTCTCACCTTGAGCAAAGCCAGTAAGTCTGTCCATGGGGGCCGTTTGGCAGAGATAGTGGCAGAGAACCACTTTCATTTCACTTTTCGGTCTAAGGCGTTTCCCACGTACACGTTGGCTACGGCCTTTACTGGGGCGGTTAGTTCGGCTCGGGCAACCTTTACTGGCCATGGCTTGTTCCTGAAGGCGAAATGGGCTATTGTCAATGCTCACTATCTGCCGCAATATTGCAGGCGCGGTTCGGATGGTTGGGGTGAGGATTGGACCATAACCATGCACGGGATAGGCCCCGTTGGTGCCGATATTACCCTCTCAAAGGTTGAGTTTATGCGCAG